TTCTTAACTGGTACTGCTTACCAGTGGCGTTTAGATTCATTTGATATTGAAGTAGATCAAACAGGGGGTTGGTGATGGGTTTACTAGAATCATTAAATAACCTTGATAAAAAAGATTGGAGGTTTCTTGATAAGTTAAATATAAAGCAAATAAACATGCCTTATATTGGTAAAGGTTATGCAGAGACATGGCCTGTTGACGAAACAGGTAGTCCAGATTATATGATGCGACCTAATGAACTGCCAATTAGCCAACATGGAATTAGTGTTTTTCAACCTGATAAGTGGACATCAAATGATACTGCTGGTGAAGGGCTGCATATTGATCCAATGGCAAAGCAATATAGAAAAAGACTATTAGAAACATTATCACCAGAACAATTAAATCAAGCAAAAGCTGAATTTAATGATTATTCTTTTGGAAGCAACCTTCCAGAAACTAAAAGAGTTGAAAACTTAACAGATGCATTGATGCGTGGATATACAGTTGGACAAGCTCCAGAATCATTTAACCAAAACTTTTATAACGATCAGCAAAAAGGTCTTTTAGATCAATTAAAACGTTATATGCAAACTGGTGTTAATGAAGGTGGTACTGTTCAAGATTATTTAAGACAATATAACGGGGTGCGCTAATGGCAGGATTATTAGAATTATTGTCGATGGCACAAAAACAACCACAAACAGGATCTCCAGTAAGCACCATGCGTGCAATTCCTCAGGATACATTATTAGGTGGTCTTTCGTCTGGTCTTGGCGCTGTTCGTGACTTTGGTAATAAGCTTAATGTTCCTTATCTTGGCGGTGTTGGTGATATGTTTGTTGGTAAGTCACCAGAAGAGATAGAAAACTGGAGTTATGGAAACTCACCTTTTCAGACAACAGAAATGGGATTGCCACAAATTAAAGAAGAAAGAAAGCAAGGATTGTTAGACGCAATATCTGCTTTAGCTCCAGTTGCTAAGATGACGGAAGGTATGCCAGTTGGCATGGCAATTAAAAAAGTAAGGATGGGTGATATTGGTTTTGATCCTAGATTTGACAAAAGAAAACTAGAGCAGGGAAGATTAAATAATTTAACAACAACAATAGATGTTCCGGATACTGAAATACAACAACTATCTTTAGCTGATTATGAAGGATATCCATTCATAACATCTATGTCAGATAGGACAAATGTTGGTCTGTTGCAGTCTATAAATGGTGTTCCTTTAAATGTAGATTTGCAGGGCGGTCAAGGATATATGTTTAATAATCCTGGTCAGGTTTGGGCATCTGCAAAAGCACCTTCAAATTCTATTCTTAAGATGTCCAATATGTTAAAGGACTTTACAGGAAAAGACCCGTTATTTATGCCGTGGCGCATGGCTCCAACAGGAGGAGATTTTGCCAATATGACGGGTGAAACTATGCTCCAGTACATGAGCAACAACATGTCAAATAAGGCTCAACAAGCTGTAAATAAGAATATAAAAAATAGTTTTATTCCTAACTTTAAAGGAATGGGGTCGGAAGAAGGAATTACACAGTTTAGGAATGCTCCTGATAAAGTAAGAAAGAGCATGAAAAACATGCTTGATAAGAATTATAGGAATGAAGGTGGATTAAGCATTGGAGAAGCTCGACTTGCGGTTGCTGATCCCAGTCAATTAATATTGCCAGATTCTGGATTGCAAAATGTTGGACAGGTTTTTTCAAAGATGCCTTTGATGCAATCATCAGGACATAAAGCCTATCCAAAAGGTGTTCAAGGTGAAGGTTTAGGAATATTAGATAGAGATATAATGGCGTATGATTTATTGCCAAATGCCGCTAAAGATAGAGGGATAATTGACCCTAGAAATCCTAGCAAACAAGATATAAGGGCTTTACAGATGAAACCTTATGGCGGAATATTAACGTCTGATATACTTAAGCAACTTGGATATTAATATAAATATTTAGATTTAAATTTATTTGCTAATTTTTCATCATAATATTCTTTAATAAAAGATTGCACTTCATCTTTATTAGTTTCTTGTATATTTTTAATAACGCAATATGTTTCAAATAATGTTAAACATTCCATTATTTTTTTAGGTATCTTAATATTTGTATTTACTGTAGTTTTCATAAATAAATTTTAACACAAAAAAGTTATTCAAAGGAATAAAATAATGCCTACAAAATCAAAGAAACAACAAAAGTTAATGCTTGCAGTTGCACATAACAAAAAGTTTGCAAAGAAGGTTAATATACCTATGTCTGTTGCTGATGAATTTATAGCAGAAGATAAGAAACTTGGCCTATTAAAATCTCTTAAATAATGGCAACCTTAATAAATGGCATAACCTCATTAGAATACGCACCAGCTCCTGTTCCGAATGAGGTTAATGACTTAAAGCGCTACTTGGAGCATGAATTTATACAGCTTCAGGCAGCGTTACAGATTCTATATGATAACTCTAAGAGTTCATCATTAACCTATTATGGTTCATTTTACGATACCACTATACAATCAATAACAAGTGTTACTGATACTTATGTTATTAATATAGGGTCAACAGATGCATCAAATGGTGTTTCTATTGTTGATGGCTCTAAGATGACATTTGCTAACGCTGGTATATATAACATCCAGTTTAGTTTACAACTTACAAATAATACATCATTAATAAAAAAGGCAGATATCTGGCTTAAGAAGAATGGTGTTAATATACCAACATCAAACAGCAAGTATTCTATCAATGAAACACACGGTGGAGGACATGGAGGAGCAATTGCAGCAATAAACTTTATTGCAACATTAGCGGCTGGTGACTATATACAATTAGCATGGCACGCTGATAGCACTGGTGTAGCAATAGAAACATTCCCAGCAGAATCACCAACGCCAACAATACCTGTGACACCAGGTGTTATACTTACAGCAATTTTAATATAAAGGATATACGATGCCTTCAGTATCAATAAGTAATCTACCAGTAGTAATAACAGTTGTTCCAGGCTCTGATTTGTTGCCATTAGTTTCAGGTGGCATAACAACAAAGGTTACACCAACTCAATTATTTAGTGGTGTAAGTGTAGACTCAACAATCAAAGTTGTTAATGGGTTTGGACGTGGCGCACCAGTTACAAAGACATCCGCATTTGCGGTTGGTACAACTGAAAACTTTATTATTGTTAATGGTACTGCATCTGTTGTGGTTACATTGCCATCTGCATCAACCTATACAGGCCGTGAAATAAGCATAAAAACAATAGCAGCGTTTACTGTTGTTTCTGCATCTTCTAATGTTGCTCCAATAACTTCTGCAACTGCTGGTACTGCTATACTTGCCGCTACAGCAGGTAAATGTGCAACATTAGTTAGTGATGGTACTAACTGGGTTATAATGTGCGCTAACTAATATGGCAATTGTAAAAAACAATTTATCGGTTCATGAGGTCACAGATGATTATGAACTGCACCATATCTGGCCTTTTATAAGGCATGGTATAAATACTATCAATATTAAGTGTAAGACATCAAGAACTCTCCCAGAAGATATTTATCATGGGATTAAGAAAAAAGAGTTAAGCCTTCTTGTTGGTACTATTGATAATAAGTATCAAGGGTTTTTTGTTATTAAGTATGAATCTTTTCCAGATGGGGTAAATATACATACTTACATGGCGCATAATAACGGTGATGATAAGAATTTTTTAGTTAACTTTTCAGATATTTTATATGATATTGCAAAGGAAATTGGTGCTGTACGATTAACATACTCAAGCAACAGAAAAGGGTGGCTAAAAACAGTTAGAAAAATGAAAGGCAAGCCAACAGTGCAAATTTATGAACGTGAGGTAGTGCAATGAATCCTATAAGAAAGATATTTGAAAGAATAATAAATCCAGCAACATTTTATCAAGAAAGTTCTAGCGGTGGAGCGCCACAAACAACTACTACAAATACAAATTCTGCTCCCTGGAAACCAACTATAAAATATTGGAATAACGAGCAAAGTAAATACGATCCTGTTACAGGTCAATATATATTAAAGGATAATGCAAAAGCTCCAATGGGCGTGCTACAACAGACAGCAAACTTTGCTGATACCTATGGGGCGCTTAGTCCAGAAGAACAAACATTACTAACAGACTACCAAAATACATTAGGTGGTCGTGGTATTGGTATAGGTAATATGCAAGGTTTAGGTACAAACCTGCAAAATGATTTAACTGGTGGAACATATAACACTAATTTTGGTAATGTTGGAGATGTAACCGCGTCATTAAGCAATTTAAATAGGGCAAGAACTGCACAGGGCGTACTTGATCCTACAAATGCGTTATCAGAAATATTAAGAGGTGACCCAACTACAAATCCTTATCTTGCGCAGATGAATCAGGCAAGCATTAACCAGTCTATGCAAGGTTACAATGATGCATTGCAAAAAGCTGGTCAGACTGTATTGCCACAGATTAAACAAGATGCCTTTGCATCAGGTCAGTATGGTGGGTCAAGACAAGGTATTGCTGAAGGTATAATTGGCCAACAATTAGGTATTAACGCTAGAGATTTAGGTCAAAGAGCAATGGACACTGGCGCTTCATTATATGGAAGTGCTTTTGAAAATGCACAGCAAAGGATGGCAGGTGCTGCTGGCGACCTTAATACACAGGCTGCACAGAATGAGCAATATAATGCTTCAACACTTAATGATGTAGCCAAGTTCAATGCTGATTTAGCATTTAAAAACAGAGCGCAGAGCATGGAGCAAGCGCAAAACAACCTTAACAATGCACTACAAGCATATAATGTTGGCAAGGCTACCTATGCAGATGTTACTGCTGCACAAGATGCATTGTATGGAACTCAGACTGATGTTGAGAAAACACAACTGCAAAGAACCCTTGATATGTTAAATACACAAGCTGGTATCTATGGAACTGCATCTGGATTAGGTGGGCAATCAACATCAATGGGAACTTCATCAGCACCAAGTGGTGGCGGTAACAGCACTGTTGGTAATATATTAGGCGGTTTATCAGGCGCAACTGGGTTGATTAGTATGTTTGGTGGCACTGGCACTCCATGAGCAACCTAAAGCTACAAGGCAATATGCCAGAGATAATTGAGATTGAAAAACTTATATTATCTTGTGAGCAAGTTGAGATGCCTGTTAGCCATTATTATATTGATGGTGTTTATGTTAGGTCACTATTTATTCCTGCTGATACAGTATTGACAGGCAAGATTCATAACTTTGAAAGCATAGCAATCTTAGCTCAAGGAACGATTAAGATTGCTAATGGTGATGATGCTTATGAGATTACTGCACCAGCAATAATGATTGATAAGCCTGGCATTAAGCGAATAGGAAATGCAGTAACTGATGTTACATTTATAACTGTTCATAAGACAGATAAAAAAGAAGTTCCTGATATTGAAGAACAATTAGTATCAGCAACATTTGAAGAATATGAAACTAAAAAACTTGAGGTAATGGCATGACATTTATAATTGGCGGTACAACAGGTGCTATCTTAGGAAGTGCAATGCTTGGCGCAGGATTAGGCGCTGTAACTAATAAAGATGCTGGTAAGGGCGCTCTTATGGGCGGAATCATGGGTGGTTTAGGTGGAGCAGTTGGCCCAGCACTTGGTGCTTTAGGAGGTGCAGGAGCTGGTGGCGGAGCGGCTTCATTAGGTGGAGCTGGAGGTTCTGCAATAGCAAACATGGGTGGTATTGCACAGCCAGGAGCGGCTGCATTAAATTCTGCACTAACACCTTTGGCAGGGGTAGGAAGTTACACAACACCTATGATGGGGTCTGCTGGAATGGGTGCAATGAACTCTGCTCTCGGTGGAAGTGTTGGTTCTGCTGGCTCATTAGCAACACCAGCATTAGGAAGTATGGGCGCTTATCAATCAGCAAACCCTGGTCTTCTATCATCCTTGATGAGCAAGATGCCATCTTCTGGTTCTTTAGATAAGGCATCTCAGATGATGAAGTTAGGAAGTAGCTTATCCGGTGGAGATCAACAGCAACCACAACAACAACCACAACAAATGATGCAGCCTGCTCCTGCAATGCCAACTAGAGGGTCAAGTCAGTTTACGCCAGTGCAGTTATCATCTATGCGTATGCGTCAACCACAAGGCGCTCCTCCACTACAGAGAATGGGTTAATAACATGGGATTACTAGACACTTTATCTAATATTGAATTTAAACCAACACCAATGTCTTTGGGATTGTTAAACGCTGGTGCAAATATGTTACAAGCGTCTAGTAATCAACCAAGGCCTGTTTCTTTGGGTAATGTTTTAGGACAAGGTTTGCAGGGTTTTAATACTGGAATAGGGCAGGGTACTGCTTATAATCAAAGCCAGTTAGAAAACCAACAGACTGATCTTTTGCGACAGGTTCAGATGCAGGAGGCAGAACTTAAAAAGAGAAAGCTAGAGCAGGACCTTATTGCACAAGAATCATTAAAGACTATTGACTGGTCATTGCCGCCAAGAGAACTTGCAGCAAAACTAGGTAAACTAGGATTAACTGAAAAAGCATTTGACCTAATCAGGCAAGCAACTAAGGGTGCTGATGCTCCTTCTGGATTTATGGTTGGGCCTGATGGTGTATTGACTCCTATCCCAGTTAATATACCTGGTAGTCCAGAAATTACTAATATGTATGAAGCTAATATTGCAAAATCTCAGTATCTAACACCTATGCAACAAAGCGCAGAAAGTAGGGCGGTTGGTGCAGAAGGTAGGGCGCAAGAGGCAGCAGATAGGGCTATAAGAAAAGAAGAGCAAGATTTGATAAAACAAGAGGCTGATAAATATAAGCCAATACCAGAAAAACAATTTGAGGCACAGGTTGCTAATAATGCGTTGGTCAATAAGATAGATAACGCTCTTGCTGAGATAGATAAACGACCTGACGCGTTTGGGTTTAAGAATTATATGCCAGATGCTGTTATGCAAAGATACGATCCAGAAGGAGTAGCAGCAAGGGGTGCGGCTGCTGAAATTGCTTCCCAAAAAAGGCATGACCTATCCGGAGCGGCAGTATCAATACAAGAAGATGAAAAGCTAAAACCTTTTTTACCATCGTCAACAGATGATGCGCCAATTGCAAGACAAAAGCTTGAGGCATTAAAGAAGCAGGTTCTTGATATAAACAATGAGCGCAGGAAAACCTATATAAAAGATTATGGTTATAAAGGCAACTTGCCAGACTCACCAGATGCTGAACTGGAAGCATTACGCAAAAAACATGGAGGTGGTTAATGGATAATATTGAAGAACTAAGAGCAGATGCTGAACGTGCATATAAGCTTGGTGATAAAGAATTAGCATTAAGTATCTACAAGAAGATAGATGCACAAGCGCCATCATTACAATCAACATTCTCAACACCAGATCAATTGACTGCTGAGATAGATAAACTGCGTAAGAGTGGTGATATACAGAACGCTGATGCACTACAGGCAGAACTTGAGCGTCAAACTGCAAAGGGTTCATTTAGCGGTACAAAAGATAAGATTATCCAAGCTAGTCAACCTGTCCAACAGAATACAGATAGTCCACTACTTAACTTTGCAAGAGGCATTTCCTCAACAGGTAATAAGGCAATGCTTGGACTTAATGAATTATTGCCATTTGCTGGAAATTCAGATTGGTTAAATAAACAGAGAGAACAGGTTGCAGCAGAGCAAGAATGGATGAAAAATGCTCCAACAAGTGCTGGTGTTGGTGAGTTTACTGGTAACGTAATCAATGCACTTCCAGCTTTGGCTGTTGCACCAGAAGCAAGTGCAGGGGTTGGTGGGGCTGCATTATTAGGTGGATTGCAAAATTACTTAACAACACCAGGCAATGCAAATCAACGCTCAATATCAGGATTAGAAGGCTCTGCTGGTGGGGCAGGTGGTGTGTTGGTTGGTAAGGCATTAAAACCATTAGCAGCACCATTTGCAAGATTGCTAAAACCTGCATCAGAAGAAGTTGTGCAAAGAACTGCTAACGAGATGACAGATGAGGCAGTATTAAGAACAATGCAGGATAGTGGGGTTGATGTAACTGGTATGTCACCAGAAACAATCTCTAGTCTAAAACAAACAATAATGAATGCAATTAAGACTGGTGTTAAACCAGATACTGCTGCATTAGTTAGAAAAGCAGAGTTTGAAACACTTGGAATAAAACCAACACTAGGCCAGATAACAAGAGACCCTGCACAATTTTCACAAGAAAAAAACCTGCGTGGTCTTATTCCATCATTGACTAATCGTTTTGTTGAACAGGGTCAGCAGATGCGTGGTTTGTTAGATACATTATCTTCTGGATCACAAGAAGCTTATGCGGCTGGCAAGTCAATCATATCTCCACTAGAGCAATATCAGGCTGAACAAAAATCTGTTATTGATAACCTATACAAGGCGGCAAGAAATTCTGAGGGTCGTTATGCTCAGGTTAATACGCAACAGTTTAGCAAGATGGCTAATGATAAGTTAGACCAAGAAATGCTGGGTGGTCAGTTACCTAATGATATTAGGAATATGTTAAATGACATATCAGCAGGAAAGATTCCACTAAATGTTAATAACTTAGTACAAGCAGATACGGTTTTTAGTAACGCACAAAGAACAGCAAACGTAGCAGGTAACAAGAATGCAGCACTAGCAATTAGTTATGTGCGTGATGCCTTAAACAATGCAGATATTGTTGAAAGTTCTGGTCAGGATACTAAAGCATTATTTGATACTGCAAGGAAGGCAGCGGCAGATCATTTTGCAACGTTAAGAAGAATACCAGCACTAGATGATGTTGTTAATAATAACGCTGTTAATGATACTTTTGTTAAGAAACATATTTTATCAAATCCAGATACTGACCAGGTAAAAGGTTTAACAGCATTCTTACAAGATAAGGCTCCTGATGCATTCCAACAAGCAAAAGCTCAAGTTGGTCAACATTTAGAAGACTCAGCACTTGGGATTAATCCTGCTGGCGATGCTGAATTTAGACCAGATGCATTTAAGAAATCATTAGATAAGTTTGGAACAGAAAAGTTATCAGCTTTCTATAATGCCGATGAGATAGAAAAGTTATATAGCATGGCAAAGATTGGCGCTTATATTAATAAACCACCAGCGACAAGCACGGTTAATGCTTCTAATAGTGGTGTTATGTTGATGCAAAACGCACCAGGCATTGGCAAGATGCTGGGGTCAATACCAGGTGCTTCAATGGCAAAAGGCGCACTTAATATTGGATCAAACTATATGGCTGGCGCTAATGCTTTAAAGGCAGAAGTTCCAACATCAAAGATGATGTTTCCAGATCAATATTCATTATCTAATAAGATTAAAGAAGCGTTGCCTGTTATGGGTGGATTACTTGGCATGGGATTATCACGATGAAAATAGAATGGTCAGAAGCTTCAACTAAACGTGGTTTAATATGGGTCATAACAGCCATTGTAGGCGCAGTATTTTTGTTTATAGGAAAACCTATTGATGAACTATTATTGTTGGCTACAGGGGTTGCAGGTGGTCTTGGCGTAATGTTAAAGGACTAATATGCCTTATATTTTTGTTGCCATTATTGTTACAAGCTTTGCTTCTGGGTACGGGTTATCGTCTGCACTAAATAAAGCTGAACTTATAAAAATGCACATTAGTATAAGTGATATGAACCGAGAAGCAGAATTACAACTAGCTACTCTTACTGAAGAAGCGGATAAGGCACATACAGAAGCCTTGAAGCTTAATAAAGAACTTGAGGATGCCAATGTATCAGCAATCAATGCAATTAATAGTCAGCACGATTCTTTTAAGTCTGTGCGCATGTACGACAACAGCAGGAAAAGTGGTAGTTGCACCACAACCAAAGCTGGTGATACCAACACCATTACTGGAGCCGATGAAAATAGACACCAACTTTCAGACGAACTTGCAAGATTTCTCAAGTCTGAAGCTTATAGAGCAGATCAAATAGCGCAATATGCTATGATATGTCAAAAATTTATCTATACTTTAAAGGATTGAACCGTGACAGATGATATTAATATACGGCTTGTGAAAGTGGAGCAAAGACTGGATAGTTTATGCAGGGAATTAAACGATGAGCGTGAAGAAACACGCAGAAAATCAGACAGAATTTTTTTAGCACTTGATGAGCTTAAAAAAAATGCTGATTCAAATAAAGGCTTTTTTGGCGGAATAGTATTTGCCACAGGAGCTATATTTGCTGTTATAGCTTATGTTTTTGGTAAAGGTGGATAATGTCTGCACTAGAGATATTACTTAACCTTATTAGAGATAGCGAAGGATGTAAATTAACAGCATACCAATGCCCAGCAGGGGTGTGGACTGTTGGTTATGGTTATACTGGTACGGATATAAAGAAAGGTGTCTGCTGGACACAAGAGAAAGCAGATGAATTTTTGTTGGCAACAGCTATGGATGTTCTTAACCAAGCAATAAAAGCTTCACCTATACTTGCAACTGCTAACATGGAAAAACAAGCTGCAATTGCTGATTTTATTTATAATCTAGGTATTGGTAATTATTCTAAATCAACACTAAAAAAACAGGTTAATGCCGGAAACTGGTTGGCGGCCTCATCCGAGATAAAGAAATGGAACAAGGCCGCTGGTAAAGAATTAAAAGGTTTAACTATTCGTAGGCAGAAGGAAGCGGCTCTGTTGATGGCGTAATATACGGATTATTTACACTTTCCGTACTGTATGGCGACCCATACTTGCTGTATGGGTTCTTTATACTTGTTGGTGAGTATGGAGAGCCATACTTTCCATAAGGATTGCTAATAGAGTTAGCATCATATGGATTGGCATTCATCTCTCCAAGATATGTTCCATCTCTCGCATACAAACCAACAGCTTCTGCTGGTGCAATGTTAAACATGATTGATATTACCAACGCTACAGTTAAATATAAATTTATCATTCTTGATTTATACAACCTAGTTTCTAGTTCTTCACAATTATAAAATATCATTTCTTTTCCTCTTTTTTGTTTTTATTAAAAATTGCATCCCAATTATCATTGTACTTTTTTTGGTTTGTTGGCCTTTGTTTGCTACCTTTTCCCATAATAATTACCATCTCGAAAATCTATAAATAAATCACAATCTAAATTTTTTAATTCTTTTTTAAAATCCCCATGCCACATGTAGTCTTTAGTATCAATTTCAATTGATAGGTAACGCGAACAGTTTTCTTTTTTATCACAGTTGCTACCTAAACAGCGTGCGTTTTCATCAGATAGTGGGCGTGTCATTTTCATTCTTCCCCCCTCTCTGCCAGCATTGCATCTGCTTGTTCATAAGACGTAAGTGCAATCCTTCTTGTATCTTCCCAAGTTGGCCTACTTACCACTACCCCTTGCATAGCCAAGCCAGCAAAGTGGTCACGTAGGGTTATTTCTTCTCGTAAACCTTCTCGTAAATCTTCTCGTAAATCTAGCGCAGTTTGAATATCCCAGTATAAATCGTAATGCGTTTCTTTTAATTCAAGCAAAGTGTCTCTGACTCTTTTTAACAACTCTCTTTCAGCACTCATTGTCTACCCCAATGCCGTGTTGCTGTTCAATGGCTCTAGCGAAGTTACGAACCATCTGCGTTGTTCCTGAATATGATTCCCCCCATAATTTTGCTATTGTTTCATCACTCAAAGGCTCACGTTTTTGTGTGAGTAGTTCTCTAATTTCAACTTGAAGCTCTATTGTGATATAAAAAAACCCATCAACAGCATGAATGCCTAAATCTCTTATTAATGTTTCTCTTTCTTTACTCATCATTTTCTCCCCAATGGTATGCCTTCTAAACACTCACCAATACGTTCATGCAAAAAGTACGCTTCCATCCTTGACATAGGTTTAGTTTCTTTACATCGCTGTTCAGCGAACTCCATAATTTCTCTCGCCTTTACTATATCGTCTCTTGTTAATCTTTTATGTCTCTTGCCTTTACTCATTCCCAACCTCCAATACCGTGTGCTTTTTCTACTCTTCTTATCCATCTAATGACGTATCTGACTTGATGATCGTCCATATTTTCAACAACCCCTTCTTTATCAAGAGCATATATAACATCTTCTGTTAAGGGTTTGGGTGGTGCAAACTCATTGACCCCTTGTCTAAACCCTTTCCCATACCATTCAATCTTTGTTTCTGCTAAAAGAGGCTCAGGCTCTTGCTCAGTCTGCTTAGGTTGGGCGAGCAGTTGCTTTGTTTCTTTCATTAGCTTCATGTATTCTTCTGGCAATAAATCACCGTTATACCATCTTCTGAGTAACTCTCTTTCTTTACTCATCACCCACCTCTACATTAATATAATCCCCAACCCTAGGAGGGGCTTCACCAGTTGCCTTAAGCCAATAATCAAGAAGATTAACTGCTTCAATCCATCCGGATGGGGGGTTTTTTGTTTCTTGTTTTACGCAAGACAATGTACTCATAGAAATGTTAGTTTTTCTAGCTATGTCTGCCAGGCTAAATCCTCTAACATGCAACACTTGTAGCATAAGCGCAAAGTCTAAATCTCTATCCATTATTAATCCTGCCATCTATTTCTTTACGTCTTAACTCATTACAAAACAATTCTACTTTTTTATTTTTATGCATAAATTCAACTATTTGTGCCGCCATACCAGTGATCTTAATTGGTTTTCCTTTGCCAATAAAGGCTGATGCTTCACGAATATATGGAAGCCAATCCATAACTTCAGCACGATTATAAAGAACCGTACCATCAAAGTGCATGCCTGTATGTTTAGGAGCGCAATATTTTTTATCTTTTAATATCTTTTCAAGGGTCAGTATTTTAACCCCAACTAGCTTGGTCATTTCTTTTTTGGTGACATTTAACTGTTCATTAATAACTGGCATATCAGGCATCTTTAACCTCAATGTTTTAGCTCTAGCACGAGCATTAATTGATAACTTGTTTTGTTGCCTGTAGCGTTGGTTATGCTCCTGCCTTTTTATAATGCGCTCTTGTTCGGTCATCATAAACAAATTCCTTCTATTACTAAAAAAATAAACGCTACAGTCATTGCAATTAATAATATTTTTTGGTGCTTGGTAAATGGTATTAATGGTGGGTTCTTGTAATCTTTCATAATCTTATTTCCTAAAAAAAATGCCAGCTTTTAACGGCTGGCGAGTGGGCTTCCCTTCAAGAAGTTATTAGTTGTAATGCTCTCCAGTTCATTGCATTCTGGACTAACACATTAATATCTGTGTACTTGGTGGATAATGTAGCATTTTCCAGTAGTTGAAAGAAACTTGATCCATCTGTTTCTATTATGTCAGCATTAATCAATGCTTGCAGATAATCTACAAATGCTTGGGCTACTAGCGATCCACCAATTTGCTGATCGGTTAGCATATCATCAATTACGCTATCAAACTCCATACTTGCTTCTTCACGGTCATCATAGGCAAACATTAGAAATCACCTCTTGGAGCAACAAATGATGGTACGTTGGTGGGCAACTCCAACACTTGGTAGATACGCTCACCTTTTGGTGAATTATCAATGATAAACATGCCAGAACCTGTTTTGTGTATTTGTACTGCATGGGTGTCTTTTGCGTAGGTCGTTCCAATGATAAATCCACATGTAAGGGCTGTTATTATCATTACTGCTACTTGTTTATTGTTCATGGTTTTTACCTTTTATAGTTGTAGTTAATGCCACATCCTTGTGGCGGTGGTTGGTTATAGTGTTGAATAATGAACTGGTCTTTCGTACATGCCGTCATTGTTTCTGGTAATTGAAATTAAAAGACCAGAATCATGATTAATTCTTAATGTTTCATTATAAGAAACATTAACTCCTTGAGGCCATAAATCTATCAAACATTCTGAGTTAAGAGCTGCATTTAAAGTGTTGAACCAATTTTGTTTAGTAATCATCTTATTCCCCTTTGTGTTTCTTGTTAAGTTGGGTAAATAATAATATTTATTTTACAACATGTAAAGATTTTTTATCATTCCACAAATTAAATGCTGTGTATGCTCCAACATAACCAAGAGCAACACAGACAAAAGCTCCCTGTTTCTGGGCCTCCAAGAGGTATTCTTGTTGTCCATCCTGCCATTTTGACTTGGTGTGGTCTTGCCGTTTTAATTCACAGACGAACGCAGGGCTTGCCGGAATAATAATATCTGGCGCACCTTTTGTCATTCCCTCGCTCTTTTGCCTGGTGGCTTGGTAGAATGTACGCAGACCCTCATTCCTAATGTGCGTAGCAATCAAACCATAGGTTGTAGGGTGTTCCCTGCGTAGTTTTGCAAAGAAGGTTACTGCTTCAGCAGATTCTGAAGGGCATTCTCCCCTAAAGTCTGTATTTCCAAATACTTGTATATCACTGTGGAACTTCATCGGCTGTCCTGTTGTAATCGTATATCCTAAAAAAATCACCACTCTTTCTATAGGTGATGGTATTTGGTGTTGTAAAGCCTCCATCAGTAAACGCCATAAAGGTATCGTAGTGCTTCTGCATCTTCATGGTAAACCATACAGGAAACGATCTATATTCGGTTACAAAATCAACCCGTAGGCATTCATTACCTGCCTTGCTTAGTGTGGGTGTTGCTCGCATTGCAACAACCTTATCAGTTTGAATTTGCGTTGGGTCTTTCTTATTCATCTGAAAGTCAGCAATTAATTTCTTGTTGGGGTCTATCAATTCCACTTTGCACTCGCAACAATACCTTGCTGCAATATCGTTTTCAGCTTCACAATGTACACACGGTTTAAACGTCCATCTATAGCTACATCTAACCAGTTTCTTTATAGTCTTGTTAAATACTTCTCCGTAACATCTCCTGCCATGATGCGCTGACATTTCACCAAACTCTGTTTCTAATCTTATCCCCTCCAAGTCTATAAAATAACCATTAACATCAACTTCATGCTTTGCTTCATTAATCACTGGCGCAAATTCATTATGTGCTTTGCACTCTGGACATTGTGCTTTTATAGCTTCGCCAGCAACATAATCTATTGATGCTTCTATCTCTGGATTAAAAATATCCCCATCAGGGCAATGGCGGTCTATGTTTTCTGCGTAATCTAGTATCAGACAATCGTCTTTATTGTCGTCAATACGCAAGCCTCTGCCTATTATTTGTTGCAACAGGCTAACGGACTCTGTAGCTCTTAAAATAGCTATTAAATCAACGTGTGGTGCGTCAAAACCAGTTGTAAGCACTGACACATTAACTAAATATTTAAGCTTCCTAGCTTTGAATTTTCGCAGTATTTCTTCTCGTTCCTTCTTTGGTGTTTTGCCAGTAACTATGCAAGATAATCCTTGTGGCAATGATTCTAAAACCTCATGAGCATGTTGCACTGTAGCGGCAAAAATCATGATACCTTGACGATCTACTGCCTGTGACACAATATCACCTACAATTGCACTGGTGAGCCTTCCTTGACCATGATAAGCTTTATCTACATCAGCTTTGGCAAAGTTACCCATGCTATTAAGTTGCATGTCCAACGTATCATAATGACCTGAATTAATTGCGCCAATAATAGGCTGGGTTAAGTATCCTTGCTGGATTAGATCACGAGCGTAAACAGTAAACACTCTGGCGTTAAAATAAGGTTTCTTGGCTCTTTCTTCACCATGTGCATTGCCATGCTCATCCATCCTATATATATAGCCATCACCAAGCCTGTATGGAGTAGCTGAAAGGCCTATTACACGCAGATTAGGATTATGCTGAACCAACGATTCAATGATACTTTTAACCGTTGGTGTGATACGATGTGCTTCATCCAGTACAACCGCACAAAATTTAGCTCCAAAACGATGAATTTTATTTTTAACGCTAACAGGCGTGCCAAAAACTACTGGATGTTTTAAACATGTTTCCCCAACGCTGGCACTAAACAAGCTACATTCATTGCCAGTATCTCGGTACTTTTCTGCGTTCTGCTCCAGTAACTCTTTTGATGGTACAAGGCACAATATGTGTTTGCCACCACTAACCTTATGCAATGTATTAGCTATTTCTGCAACAATTAAAGACTTGCCACTCCCTGTTGGCAGTTCTAAAACGCATGGGCTGGTACATTTCTTTATCCAATCTATTGCAGCATCATGCGCATGGGATTGGTAGGGGCGGAGTTTCATGTCAAACGCCAATAACTACTAGGAGGTGATTGGTATTTAGAAAGGTCAGTATCAGGCAATAATTCTTTTATTGCTTTAGCGTAGGATATAGCGCCATCACGGTGTACTTGTGTTAGCTTATGACCAGCAATTTCACTATCTTTACCGCCAGCAATGGAAACAATCTCAGCAAGAATATCTTTGCGTGTTGCCTCCAACTTTTTAATTTCTTCTGTTGCTGCAAGATACAGTTCCAGCATAGCTTCACATTGCAACTGTTGGCGCTTATCTTCAAGATACTTTATACAGGCTGGTGCTTCACGCTCCACAAGATACTTATCATAAAATGCTCGTAGTTCTGGCAGGAATTTATCAATAGCTAGTGGGTTGGCCCATACTGTTTCTAACATCTCACCATGTGCTGACCATTGGTAAAAATGACACCATTCCCTGCCAGTTACAAACAACTGGATTTGTATCTGCAACCAGTAATGGGTTTGATAGTCTATGCTCTTAAACTCTGGTGGAAATTTATCACGCTGACCATAAGGGCATTTGATTTCAATTAAACCATCATCTCCTATCAAACCATCTGGTGATGCTCCAAGCCAATCTTCATAATTGTGGAAACCTGTTAGCTCAACCTTTTTGTTGTGCTTTAACTGGTAATCAGCCAACGCAATGGCTTCATTTTCATTACCATAGTTGGTAGCCACATTCCCTTTAAACTCAGATGGATAACCATGATATTGACGAACCATGTTGCGCATAACGTCTTCTGGCTTCATGAATGGTGACTTACCAAGGATAGCGCCAACACTTGAGCCAGTTACACGGTTTTTCCTAGCAGTAAACCATTCTTCTGTACGTTGTTCCATGATTATTGCTCCTTATTTTTATTAAAAATAGAACGCAATACCTCATCATTTTTCCATTTTTCAGTGTTAAGAAGCAAACTAGCAATATATTGAATATCTTTTTCAACTGAAGAAACTGGTTTTTCTCTTTGTCTTCCAATTTGTAAACCAGTCACTTCCTTGATACGTTGAATATTTGCCACAGTAACATCATAACCAAATATGTCAGCCATAGCATTTGCTATAATTTTATACTCACTATTTGTGTATAACTCTATATTTGCTTCAATGTTTTTTGAAATTTCCCAGACTTGTTTCTGGGTTAATCTGTTTATTGTAGTCATTTTATTTACCTTATATTTATAGTTAAGTTATGCACATCCTTGTGCATGGGGTTTATTTACCAGGGTACGTCAGCGTGCAGACCATCATCAACTACAACTGGTGTTTCTGTTGTAGCAACAGCACCCTTACGAGGAGCTACAGAAACAATCCAATTTCCTGTGCGGTCATTTAATTCCCATGTCATTACTTTTATTAACATTGGTTTATGCAGTAATGCTTTAGCCATTGCCGTATCGTTTGGAGATTCATCAGACTGGGCTAACTTACCGCCACAGTTTGCATCAATAGCGGCAAGCATTTTTTTGGCTTTGTCTGCTTTCTTTGTATCAACATCAAAAACCCTAACCTTTTGAAAGATTTTACGTCCTTTATAGATAGCTGGTTCTGCTATTACCCAGCGCAGTGAGATATATTCATCACCTTGATACTCAGCAAGACCAGCCTCATCAATCATTGCAAGACAAGTTGTATTGTCTGGTATGTTTTCAATCATGCCACCAGAAGTAAATTCACCATTTGTTGTAATTTCTTGGTTATCGCTTGTTGTCCAAAAATTTGCCATTGTTGTTAAGCTCCTATGCTTGGAATTAAATTAATTAAAGGGTTTGTTCCGTTTACAACTAATAAGTCATCACTAATTCCATAGCGGTTCTTACTAACATTTGCAGCGGAGGCGTATGTTACCAGTATTCGTGTGCCATCGCTTATTGCTTTTTTACGATCCCCATCACCAAAGGTATGAGTTTCTAATTTTAAGTAACCAACCAAATCAACATTGTCTGTATAATGCGAAACGCTTTTCTTCTGCATTCTAATGTTATAGCGTGTGTATGGGTCTTGGTCTGGTAGCTCTATTGTTTCTGTTTCGCTGTGCGCTATAAAAACAATATTCATTCCCTTG